ATAGATGCGGCTGCACCATCTGTTTTGGGTGGATTAACTCGGCATTCACACGCGGCGTCTTCGCGGTGAGTTAAGGGACTGCAATAGATGCAGTATTTACACGCTCTCATAGGGTTCACCTTTCTCGTAGCCAAGGGCGGCTTGAACCGCTGCCGTGGTTTGTATGCGCTCATTTCTCCGTCTCCTTGAGTCTGGACATGCTAGACATTATTGGTTCTCCGGTTGTGAATTAGGGGAGCCGTGATGACAGCCGAAATATGAGTCGCTCGTTATCCCTTTTGGCTCGTGGCAGTGGTCGCAAACCTCAATAGGATCGCCGTCTGGATGAGCCTTAACCCGCTCAAACGGCAAATTGCAAAAGCCATTATTTTTTGGATCAAACTCATACAGCCCTGACGTGTCTGAGACTCCCGGCTTGATGTAAACGTGCGCTTTCGTTCCGCGCTGCGTCATAAAGTGTGCGGGAAAAGTAGCCCTCTCCGGCTCTTCGTAACCGCCACCAACGTCGTAAGATACTAAAGTCGTAGCGAGGACGGGATCACCTGTGCTGTAGGGTGGATCGTAATGATCGCACTTGTGAAGAATGGAGGTAATCCCCAGACCCTTGATGGTTTTGCATATGACTTTCTTGTGTTCACATCCGTCTTTTTTCGTGCAAACACGGCATTTTCTGAAAACGGTCATTTCTCTCCACCTCTTCTGGTAGGGTTTCTGCGGACATTGACTTAGAAAAGTCAGCCATCATCTGTTCCTCATAATGTCAACGCACTTGTCTCTGTCTGACAAAATAACTGTAATTTGTTCACGAAGAAGGCGGTGTATTTCCTGATCTGGCAACACCCTTATGATTTTAGGCTCCAAGCCTTGGTGGAAAATCACAAGATCACACCATTTCTTTTCACATATCATCAACTGGCCTTGTATTTGTAAGTGATATTCTGCCGGAATAGCGTTCCCTGCCAGGACATATTCGCAATAAAGCTGAACTGCCTTCGGCCCTCTAGGTGCTTTAATTTCAAGCAAGCCATCATCACCAACAAGCATGTCGGGAGAGCATCCTGCCGTTGCTTCGTCGTTCGTTACAAATCCGATCCCTGAACACGTGTTACCGGTTAAGAACTCATAAGCATCTTTTGCTAGTCCTTCGCTTTCGATGCCGCGTTCTGTATCTTCGTTTCCAGGCCAATCTTCAGCCGGAAGGCCGGTCAATTTTTCATATGCTAATTCGAAAGCGTAATTTGATTTAGCAGGCTTCAGCGTCTTTGGAGTTAGCAAGCTAGAGAAACGGCTAGCGGTTGGAATGGCACACCGAGCGGCGTACCATTCTGGCGAGCGTTGGAGACAATCGTGAATAATCATTTGGCGTTCCTCTTGATCTTGGCGTTAAGCAGCGACACAGCGGCCCCATATTGCTTGTTGGACAGGTTTTTAAGGGCATCCACCTTGTAGTGGGCGCAAATCTGCCTTACGTCGCTCTGAGCGGCTTCTACAAGCCTAGTAAGGTCGTTTATCTGCTCGTCGCCGATTTCCTCGTCATAGATCGCGTTGCCGTCTGTGTCTTCTCCGGCGATTGTTAAATTCCAGATGAGCGTCAAAATGTATCTGCGCCCATAGCTCATAGATGCGCCGAATCCGTGCATTGGGGTTTTGTTCGCGGTTCCTTTAATCCCTTTTGTGTCCATTGGCACGTCTGCTCGATAGTTTCGTTCCCATCCTTCACCGTGGATTAAATCGCAAGTTACTCCGTAATGATCCGGCAATGTGGATTCAAACGTTCCGAATGTCGGTTCTAGCCCATGCTTGTTCATAATTGGGTTTATAACTCGCTGAATGTCGTCAAGATTGGCATATTTTGAATTGGTCTGCTTGTTGTGAGCTTTGGCTATAATATCTGGCATCTCAGAGCGAGCGGCAACGAATGCCCTGTTGAAAGCCTTCTTCGCGTTTCTGTCCTCCTCCTCTCTTTGCATTTCCGTCGCGGCTCTCATTTTATCCGCGTCAAAGTCTGGATTTGAGGCAAGTTCAAACATCAAGCTAGAAACTTTTACCTCTTCTCTTGCGGGGCTTGTTAAGACCCCTTGCGCTTGATCGACCAAATCCTTGCTCATAGCGTGGTTCCTTTAAATCCGGCTTCGCGGCCCATGTCATTGGCCTTTGTTAGCGCTTTTCCGGCTTCTTCGCGCTGACGTGCTGTGCGCGTATCGACCCCATGGAAGGTGGCGACTAATGAGCCGCTATCATCGAACAGTTCATAATCCATCATTCCAAGTTCGGCCTCTCTAAGAGCGTAGGCCATCGCCTTATCAAGTCCCGTAACGAACAGTCTGGGCTTTTCGCCTATCCAGATTTTTGGTGAAATTTTGTACCGCATTTTTGTAACTCCCGATTTGTTTGGTTATGGCTCTATTATAAACAGGCTGTTGTCGTCGTCAATATAAAAAATAACAAATTGTTTATTGACTAGCCATGCACTTTTGTTATAGCGTTTGATAAATTCAGATTGTTTAGGTGATTATAATGAAGCTACGCGAATTCATTGAAACTAAAAAAATCGCTCGTATCGACGCGGCCAAAGAATTGGATTGTACAGTGGCGGCTTTGGGCTACTGGATGAATGATAAGCGCGTTCCGAGGCCGGATATGATTAAGCGAATTGACAAATGGTCAGGCGGAAAGGTTGCTCCGTCTGACTGGTACTAGCCTCCCGATGCTGGCGATGCCCCTTCCCAGATTATCGCCAGCGTTCAACTCGCGGCGGGTCATTTCAAACGGCCCGCCGCCTTTTTTTGAAAGGTTTTGAAAATGACGGAAATTGCAGGAATAGCGGGCGATAAGCTCAAGTCTTTTGTCGAGCGCGTGGAGCGGCTCGAAGCTGAGAAGGCGGATTTAGCCGAGGACATTAAAGAAGTTTTCCAAGAGGCCAAAAGCGTTGGCTTTGACGTGAAGGCGATCCGGCAAGTTATCAAAGAGCGCAAAATCGAGGCGAGCCAACGCCAGGAACAGCTTTCCATGTTTGAACTTTATTGGGACGCCGTTCATGGCTAGACGCGCCAATAAATTCAGCGCCATTCGCACAAAGACTGCCGATGGGATTTCTCACGATTCCAAAAAAGAGGCCCGCAAGTGGGAGGAGTTAAAGCTCTTGGAGCGGGCCGGTGAGATAAGTCACCTTGAACGGCAGGTTAGAATTGACTTGGTAGTGAATTGCCAAGTTGTCGGATTTACAAAAATTGATTTTCGTTATTTCGATAAGAGAACAAAGCAATTGGTGTTGCTCGACGTTAAGGGATACGTCAACGCTGCGAACGCAGCCACAAGGCTATGGAAGCTCAAATATAAGATAGTTGAGGCGATGTTGGGCGTTCCTGTCACAATCGTTTAGGAGGTGTAATGACTGAAAAAGAGAGATGTGTTTTAGACAAGGCTCGTCAATATTTCCGGTCGCCAAGCAATGACAATTTGCGGCAGCTGAAAAAATCAATTGCAACATGGACGCGGGAGGAAAACCAAAAATGCGAGATGATGAACAAATTATCGCAGGCCGGTCTGACGGAAAGACTATACAGCAAATTGCCGACGAATTAGGCCGTGATTTTGATTGGACGAAGGCCCGCGTTTCCTTCCTAAAAAGCCGAGGAAAAGCTGTTCAAAGGGCTGTTAAAGACCGTGTGCATAAGCTGTGCAAGGTTAAGACGTGCAATCAGCCAGTCAAACGTGACCGATTTTGTCACTATCATTCCGGCGAGTTCAACCAACCACCACAATGGGAGGGCGTCTGATGTGCAAGAGATGCAATGACGAAGGATTTATCCGCAGATATATCAGGATAAGAAACACTCACGTCATTGATGCCTGCCCAGAGTGTGCGGATGCTGCGGAGGTCGAGTATCAGCAGTTTAAGGCATCGTTCGACGTTGACGAGCAGACAGAAAAAAAGTAGGTTTAGTCCAACGCCGTGGAAAGCGTCAAATAGCAACCCGAATAATTCTCCTTATCGGTGGTTAGTCGGGAATCCGTAAAAACCATTTCTTTGGTGGGCTGCCGGTAATTTCCACTCCTGGCTAGTCACCGATAAGGAGAATAATATGTCCAAGTCTAAAAATCCCGTCAAAGCTATTCGCGAGAACTGCCTTTTTTGCTGCAATGGTAGCAGCAACGAAGTTTCTTTGTGTCTTGTGAGTACTTGCCCACTGCATGAGTGGCGTTTTGGAAAAAACCCTTACCGCACTGTACGCAAAATGGATGACGAGCAAAAAAAAGCACTAGCGGATAGGCTGGCGGCATCAAGGGGATAAAAAAATGTCGTCAGTCCCATATATTAAGTTTTTCCCATCAGATTGGGCAGCAGGTTGCGCCACTTTATCAGCAATGGAAGAGCTAGTTTATTTCAAGATTTGCCGTCACAATTGGGACTGTGGAGAGCCTATTAGTGAACGCCTTTTGAAGCGGTCAATGAGGGAGCTTTCTGGAAGCATTAATGATGCTTTAGAAGTGCTCTTTGATGAACACAAAATTTCAAAAAACGAATCAGGTTTTTTTAACAATCGTGCGCTCGAATTGCACGTTGATGCCCAAGACAGAAGGGTAAAGGCTACAAAGTCGGCCCGTACACGCTGGAAAAATAAGAGGAAATTGAAGGATGCTAACGCATTAAGCAAGCAATGCGAACGCAATGCTAACTTAGTAAATTCGCAATGCTATCCAGAACCAGAACCAGAACCAGAACCAGAATATACCCCTATAGTCCCCACAGGGGACTTTGATGAGTGGTATAATCTATATCCTCACAAAGTTGGCAAAGCAGCAGCAAAGAAGGCTTTTGAAAAGGCAATCAAACGGGCGTCTTTGGCTGATCTTGTCGAGGGTCTTCACAGATATATTAAAACAAAACGATCAGATGTCGCTTGGTGCAATCCGTCCACATGGCTGAACCAGGACCGATGGTTAGATAGACCGGCTTCTATGTCGTCACATCCTACAGTCAACGATGTTTACGACGCAGCCATTCAATACGCGAGGGAGAATAATTTATGAATGATTTAGTCAAAAGGGCTGGAGAAAGGCTAGAAACTATTTCTCCAAAGGAAACCAGCAAGAGACTGGTCACCTCATTGCAATCAATATTCAATGGTCAACTTTCTATTGATGCTTACGACAGCAAAATGACTAGGCCCGACGGTATAACAAAAGATCAAATTGAAAAAGCTGTCATGGCAATCGAGCTTTCACAAGCGCCAGCTAGAGCGGAGACAATCATAAACGAGTTGAAGCGTCTCAGGGCTATCTGCAAGCGAAGAAAAGATGACGTTGAAGATGTTAAGTCCAGCATGAAATATGTTGTAGAGGAATTACAGAGAATCCCGGCTGATATTTTGTTATATGCGATGCGGGAGAAATTTGAATGGTTCCCGACGGCAAGCGAAATACGCGCGCTATCGTTCAAAAAAATGAGTGAGCGTGAGAGGATGCGCCAAACGATAAAATCATGGAAGCCTTGGACAAATGCCGATGAGTTGGAAAAACTAAATCAGGCTTTGCGTGATTACCGGTTTTATTCAAAAAATTACGCCAAGATTGATCCAGACAGAGCAAAAAAATTTAAAGATGCAGCAACCCGCGTTGAGAAGAAAATTAAGGAGATTGTTCTATGACACCGGCAGAATTTTTAGAGGAAGTAAAGAAGATCGACAATACCGATGATCCAGAGAAAATTCATTTAGCAATGGATGAGCTTATGATGCGATGTCTCAGAGAAAAGGGATACGGCGCTGGGGTTGACGTTCTTGACCAATTGGAAAGGTGGTACGCATGAAAAAAAATGAAGAGAAGTTGCTTGAAAAGATTTACGAGGGGATCAACGCCGCCGTCGAGCTTTGTCACGGCAGGGCTGTCGAAGCTGGCTGGTGGCATGATTTAGAAACCGGCGCGGCCCTTCCGCCGTTGGTGCCTGAAAAGCTCTGTCTGATCCATTCTGAGGTATCAGAGGCACTTGAGGCGCACAGAAAAGGATTGATGGATGATAAACTCCCACATCGGCTCGGCATCGAGGTTGAGCTTGGCGATGCGTTGATAAGAATATTTGATCTTGCTGGTAGGCTGCAAAAGGAAATGACTAATTTTGATCTAGCATCCGGCACAATCGAGAAGATTGGGTACAATGCCGATCGAGAAGATCACAAGTTGGAATCTAGAAAGGCTCCAGGCGGTAAAAAAATCTGATAGATGGGGTAAAAATGCGTTCTAACTTCGACGAAAACACTGATTTGACGCTGCTTGATCTTGCGGCTAAGGGAGTATCAAGGGCGGTACAGGCTAGGGTTCTGGGGTATACACCCAAGGCAATCAGGAATCGCCTAAACTACCTCCGAAAAAGAGGGATACAGAATATTCAATACCGCGAAGATTTACCGGCTCCTGCCAATGGTAAAAAACACACGTGGGCGACGATACAAAAGAAGTCTTACAAAAAGCCTGAGCCTGAGAAGGTTTTCAAGGCCGATAAGCGCAAGTGTTTGAAATGCGGCAATACGTTTAATTCCGAATGGATTGGGCACCGTATTTGCCAAAATTGCAAAAGCACTAGATCGTATCGGGCAGGTGATGGTTGATCTTAAAGCCATCTCAGAAGCCCATGAATTGGCGCTAGGGCACTCAAAGGGCATTTTATGGCCCTTAGGTGCCTACACCGCAGCAAGATGCGCTCTATGGTCAAATTTAAGCCCCACAGAGCGCGACGATTTAACGCGGTGGGTGATGATGGAGAAAAAAAGGCTCCAGTTTTGGCCCAACGAGCTACCGGAGCTTAGAAAAATGCAGGAGAAGTTCGGGCGGGATTAGTTTCCCGCCCTTTTCAGCATGTGCGCCACTTGGGACGGCGTAAATTTTTTACCGGTTGGCGTTGTGACTTCCAGGATGTCGTTTAGGTCGTCGGCAATTTCTTGTAGAGTGACGCCCTTCTTGCGCTTGTCGATGGCGTATTTCATTCCGGTTCTGTCATAATTAGCAGTTCCGACCATCTTCGATGCCGCAATCTTGGCCTTCGTTTCCTCGCTGTGATGGAAGCCTTTTCGACGGCCCAACTTAACGCCTTTTTCAGCGGCGGCTTTTAACCCGTCAATGGTGCGCTTTGAAATTATCTCGCGCTCGTGCTGTGCCATGCCCCCCATAACCGAAAGCATTAGGGTGTTGCTCAAAACCTCCGGCATATCTGCGGCGATAACCTCGACGCCTGCCTTGTCCAATTGATCTTTGAGCGTATGCAAAAAAGCGGCGTTCCGTGACAGACGGTCGAGCTTGGCAATAAGCAGAGTGGCATCGTTTTCCTTGCAATGGTCAATGGCGGCTTTTAGACCTTCGCGGTTGTCGTTCTTGCCACTGGCGTTCTCGGCAAATACCTTAATGATTTCGCCACCAACGGATTCCGCATAGCGACGAGCGCTTTCAAGCTGGGCGTCTTTGCCATGCTCCTGCTTTAAAGTCGATACTCTTGCGTAACAAACGAAGTATTTCATGCCATCACCTAATCCGTACACATGCAGGGGATTGTCTCATCGTCTGGCAACTTTGAAAACAAGTCGCCCTGATTTTGGACCATTTCTTTCATTTTGCCATAGCTAGGCCGATCCGGTCTAAATGTCGCCCCTATTTGTTTTTCCATTTCAGACCACCAGTCGGCCAAGTGCGGTTCTTCCCGGATAATCCCCATAATGGTTTTTGCGCCTTTAAGATAACACAAATCACAATTGCCCTTCGGCGTTGTCCCGTTAACTGTAGGAAGTTCAAGATTGAACGGTTGCCTAAACCAAAAATCTAAAATTTCATATTTAGTTACCCCATCATCAGCTAAAGGAACCAAATAATTGTCTTTTGTTCGCATGGTCGCTATTCGCCTTGGTTCGTCGGCCCTAATCCCTACTACGTTGTCCCAATCTTTCATGCCGATTGATTTTGCATAACGCTGCAAAGTAAGAACTTTTGTTTCACCAGTGCAGAACCTTGCAACTTGATTAGGTAGGTATTTACGCTTGCGGATCACAGCTTCGAATGGCTCTCCGCACCGGCTGGCTGTGGCGTGATCGACAACAGCAAAAGTAGGCTTGTTGGTTTCGTTGACGCGATATTCGAGCCAAACTATTGGAACATCCCAGCGTTCAGAACATTCTTGGATAAAATCGAGCGTTTGTGGCATTTCCTTGCCGGTATTCTGGAAAGATACCAACACATCATCGGGAAGTTTACCGCCGTGTGCGTCCAGAATTTGTTTGAGCATAAAGCCAGACGTTCGTCCACCGCTAAAGCTGATTATAGCTGGTCCTTCAATTTTGTAAGGGTTCATTGCATTCCCCATTCGATTAGAGCGTTGCCGATGGCGATCAGAATGCCAATGATGCCGCCTGCCATGCCGACGATCCCGGCTGTTACCCAAATTGGAAAAGGTTTCATCAAAAAGCCCTACTCTTGCGTGATTTAATAAATTTCCGGTGCCGCCTTCGTGCGCGGCGCATGATGTGGTCCGTGTGCCATCCATCGATGACGTTAAGCAGCCAATTGAATATTCTCATGGCGCGGTACTCCCTGGCTTTTCTTCACCATTTTTCCACCATTCTGGAACGTCTGGAATTTTCCTAAACCATCCGTCTTTTTCCTCTTCTTCATAATGCACGAGGCAAAAGACCTTAACGCCATAGGCGTGGGCAGAAATTTGAGAATATCGATCTCTTTCGGCATCAATATCGCAATCTCCCACATCGAACATATCAAAAAAAGCACTCGGAGTTATATGCCATTCGCATGGGTTCAAATATCCCCCTGACGTTATGTGCAATTTCGACAGGTTGTTGAGCGTGTTCAATTCTGTTTTGAAATCTTGAATTCTCATGTCCATTTCTCCAATATCACTGCGGCCAAGTGGCGCTGAATTTCTGTTCCGGTGTCGATCCATTCGAGTGCCGTTTCTATCCAATTTTCCCTGATTGCATCAGGCACGTCATCAATGCCGATAATGTCGCCAAACTGGATGCGTTCGTTGTCGTTCGCTGGCGTGAAATAGCTCATTCGGAAATCTCCTTTATAGCGGCTTCGATTAATTCGTCGGCGGCTTCTTCAGCTTGAACAAACAACTCGTCGGAAGCATCAAATTTATCAACGCCACCCCAAGGATCGGTGACAATTTCTTTAACGTTGATAATCTCAAGTTCGTCATGAGTCGCTGGCTCTGCGTCTTCCGGCAGACAATTGGTGCGGGCGTCCTGGCCCCATTCGACGGTATATTCAATCTCAAGCTCGATGATTTCGTTCATCTCGCCCTCTGCTTCGATAGTGTGTGTGAAAGTTTTCATGTTTTTCTCCCGTTTGTGTTTTGTGAAATCAGGGGGAGGCCGTGACGGACCGCTTTCCTTTCATGTGGTCAACCGCCCCCTGATTTCAACTAACTTAAACGGGCGTTTAACTAAAGTAAAGAAGAAAATGTTATATAGTGAATTATCACGCATAAAAAGCTCGTTTGACATTATTATCATAATGAGTTATGGTCCTGTACCACTAAGATTTCTGCGGTTTTTGAATTTCGAGCCTCGTGCGGGCGCGGGTGCGCGGAAAGGAAAATAGGCGGTTTTGAAACATTATTACAAAGGTGATCCATGAAAACGAAAAGAAGCGTATCAGTATCAATCCACGAAATTGCTTTGGAGGAAATCGACACCGCCGCTTTTCTCGCTGGCGAAAATAGGTCCGAATATTTCAGGCTTCGCGGGATCAATTCGGCGAGGAAAGAAATTCAGGACGCCAAGCGCCACGATCAAGACGGGCTTATGAAGGCTAAAGTTTATGCAGCCGAAAAGCGTTTGCAGGACCAAGGCAAGGAGAAGCGCAGAAATGAAAAATAACGCTGTGAGCATCGAAACATATGAACAATTATCATCTTTCGCTTATCAAAAGTCCTCGATTTGCCAAACTTTGATGCAGGCATTTTCTTGGAAATTTCAGGAATTGACGTTCGCCAGGACGCACAGCAAGAAAATTGCGACGGCAAAGAAGTCGAGATCGATGGCGTCAAATACAAACTAGTCCGACAATGAAAAATGGAGGTGAAATAAAATTATGAAAAAAACAGACGACTATGATTTCCATGTTGAAAGCTTGCAACGGGAAATTAGACTGTTGAAAGAGGCTAACTCCATCGTGAAATTGGCAAACATCGAGGCATTAGCGAGCGAAGCCGACTGGAAAAGGCGGGCAGAGAGGAACCGGGAAAGAGCGTTAGAGGCAAAAAAAGCTTGGATGGTAGCGGCTGCAACTAAAATAAATCCACCTATTTTTCTGTCAGATGACGCGGCCAAAGCGAAACAAGATGGATACAACGACGGCGTTATCGCAACAAATTTGGAGTTTAACAAATTGTTTGGTAGGCTCTATTGGAGGACCAAGACATGATGACCGTTGATAATTTGAATTTGAGCTATAATGTTCGTGTGTTGTTTGAACCGGTGGCAAAAGAAATCGACAAGCTCGAACACTTCGATGATGATCAGAAAGTCGAGCTAATAGGATTATTTCTGGTGATGGCAAAAGCTTGCGCTGGTGTAACCTCGAATGAAGGAATGGCAACTGCTCTTGGCAAAGGAGGTCATGGCTACTAATGCGGCATCACGTATATGCATTGATTGATCCAAGGAATTGCCAGCCCTTCTACGTAGGTAAAGGCGTGGCGGCAAGGCGCTTTCACCACTTCAAAACAGCGCCAATGGATGCCAGAAAAAATCCTGACAAGGTGAACACCTTCAAAGCCATCGAGGATGCCGGTCTAAATGTTCAGGCTGTCGTCCTCTCATGGCACGAAACGCAAGAGGAAGCATACGCCGCAGAAAAAGAGATGATTGCCATAATCGGCCTGGACAATCTCACAAACCAAAATGTCGGCGGCGCAGGCAAGATGGTCAAAACAGACAACAAGCCAAAGCAGGCACTGACCTCCAAGCAGGAGAGGTTCTGCCGCAACGTGGCAAGCGAAACTTTCCCCACAATTTCTGCCGCATACGAGGACGCCTACGACACAAAAGGATGCACCAAAAAAAGCATATATGAGATGGCATCGACAGCAATGCAGGATATCAAGATAATCTCAAGAGTGGAAGAACTGCGAAAGCCGGTGTTGGATGAGCTTAGGATGGAGCTAAAAATCACAAAGGAAACGCTTCTGGCAGGTTTTGAAGACGCCAAAAATATAGCCAAAGAAACTGATCAAGCGTCAGCAATGACAGGCGCGTTGAGAGAGCAAGGCAAACTTCTAGACCTTTACCCAGCAGAGAAGAGAATGAACCAGAACCTCAACACCACCATCCTAGAGATGACGCCAACAGAGCGGGCGGCTCGTATCGCCGCGCTTCTACAGAAAGAAGCTGACGGTGCTTGATCTATCCTTAATCAAAGATGCTGTTAAAAACCTGTCAAAAGAGGAGGTGGCAGAGCTTGACGCATTGCTTACTTCCGGTGCGCCTATGTGGGTTCCATTGCCGGGGCCACAGACACGGGCTTATTATTCAGGTGCCGATGTTATGTTCTACGGTGGCGCTGCCGGTGGTGGCAAGTCCGACCTGCTGATAGGGTCAGCCTTAACTGAGCATAGCAAGTCCATCATCTTTCGGCGTGAAGGCACACAGCTACAAGGCATATTTGACCGTATGGCTGAGATTATCGGCACTAGAGATGGGTTCAATTCCAAGGACAAGATATGGCGGCTTACAGGCAGGCAGGTAGAGTTTGGTTCTGTCCCTCACGTCACTGACGTTGAGAAATATCAAGGCCGACCTCATGACCTAAAAGGCTTTGATGAAATTTGCCACTTTACCGAAAGTCAATTCAGGTTCCTGGCGGGATGGCTCAGAACGACAAGGGAAGGCCAGCGCACTAGAATCATTTGTACAGGCAATCCGCCTACAACGCCAGAAGGGCAATGGGTGAAGGAGTATTGGGGACCGTGGTTGATGCCGGATCATCACCATCCAGCAAAGCCAGGGCAGATACTTTGGTACGCTATGATCGACGGTAAAGAGGAGATCGTTGAAAGCGGCGAACCGTTTGAATATGACGGCGACATGATCACGCCACAATCACGCACATTCATTCCTTCCAAGGTCGAGGACAATGTATTCTTGATGGAAACAGGGTACAAGGCCACACTCCAATCATTGCCCGAGCCTCTCCGTTCTCAGATGCTCAAGGGCGATTTCAACGCAGGCATGGATGATCCAGAATGGCAGGTCATTCCGTCTGCGTGGGTTGATGCTGCAATGGCTCGATGGGTTAAACTTGAGGCGCACCAAAGCGGGCCGATGTCCTCGATGGGTGTTGACTGTGCACGAGGTGGTAGAGATGACATGATCATCGCGAGGCGGCACAATCTTTGGTTCGATGAGCCTGTCATAATCCCCGGCGCAGACGTTCCCGATGGGCCAACTGCTGCTGGTCGTGTTATTAATGTTCGCCGGGATCGTGCCCCGGTTCATATCGACGTTATCGGAGTAGGCTCTAGTCCTACGGATTTCTTGCGGGCTAACAGAATACAGACCATAGCGGTAAACAATGCCGCTGCATCGATGGCTCTTGATAGCACTGGTGAGCTTAGGTTCTTTAACAAGCGGGCTGAGACATATTGGGGCATGAGAGAGGCGCTTGATCCTGTTAATGGATTAAACATATCTCTACCGCCAAATCCGCGCCTTCGTGCTGATCTAACAGCCGCAGAGTGGCGTTTGACGCCCAGAGGCATACAGGTTGAGGCAAAGGAAAAGATCAAAGAGAGGATAGGTAGGTCAACAGACTATGGCGATGCTTATATCCTTGCGCTACTGCATACTGATCGCGATGAAGACCTGCCATGGAATGTAGACACAAACAGGGATAACGACTATGACCCGATCACTTAAGAAAGAAGACGTAGCCGACACGATAATTCCGGGCAATCGCTCGCCTCACCTATGGGGGCCATCTTTACCTGGACAGGGGCGCGTTCGTGTTTGTACTCAATGTGGCGCGAGGGAAACGGTTGTTAATCTTGACCCGCAGCACCCACAACAGTCCTGCCCAGGACGACCGGCCATTGGCCTTGCTGACTGTGTGACAGATTATGACCCAATATGAAACAAGGTCTGGGACAGAATACCGATGCACTGTGCCAAAGGGATACGAGCCACGAGTTGAACAGGCATACAACATCATGACGAATAGATATTGCGTGGCGATCTTTGCCGACAATGAGGATGGTCATACTTTGTATTTCGATGATCAAAGCGAGCAATGGGTGAATGTGCCTTCGATGTGTCGCCAATAGGCATGGTATCATAATACCATTGAGGTACTAGACTACCGCAGTATATTTGTGTTAAAGACGATGGCATGAAAGCTTTGCTCGTCTTTTCACCTGAGAACTCACACCCGCTTGCGTTCCTTTTGAATCGCAAAAGGCGTCATGTTTTTGTCTGCCTGGAGACAGAGCGAGGCTGGGTTTTGTACGACTGGCGTATGGGCCTGCCCATTGTTGAGCCATGCGCTGCTCGGGACTATGACCTAGCGGCCTTCTATCGAGAGCAAGGCTTAGAGGTTCTGGAACTTGAGACCGGCACACACACTGGCTACGGTCCATTGATGATGAATAATTGCGTCGGTCATGCCAAGCTGCTGATCGGCGCTTCTTCTTTTGCGCTCGTTCCAAATGGGCTTTACCAACATTTCACTAGAGGTTCTATCATGAATAAGCTTATTAGCTATGTGCGCCGCTTATCGTTCGTTCCAGGCTTTGGTGGCGGATCAACCCCTGCACCTCCTCCTCCGCCTCCTGCTCCTGAGCCTGTATCACGCAAGGCCGATAAGGATGTCCAGACGGCTCGCCGTGACGAGATGAAACGCGCTCGATTGGCTGCTGGTATGGGCGGCTCGAACAAGACCGGCGCTTTTTCTAGTGATGCCGCGACAACCACTAAAACGATGTTGGGCTAATGACCTGCATGATCCTTCATAACCGCGAGGAATGGCCTGCGCTTGTCGATCATTTTTTCGACAACCCGCACCTGTTTCTCAAAGAGGATATCGTTTATTCGGGCGAGCAAGGTCTGAGCATCGATGACATGAAGGATATTTTCATCAACGCCAAACGTATGGCGCTGGTCACTGATAACGGTGATCCTATCTACCTTTTCGGATGTGACGCAGGCAATGTGCTTTGCACCCTGTCGGCAGCATCCCTGGACGGAAAGCAGATGACCTTGGCGAAGCACGTCAAGCGGTTCATCGACACAGAAGAGGGCAGACGGTTTTTTGACGGCGTTGTTGGCGCGACAACTGACGAAGATATTGCCGAGTATTCTTTTCTTCATCGATGGGCAAAGTCTCTCGGGTTCAAGGAATACGCGTCCAGGCCTATGGCTGATGGCGACACAGAACGTTTTTATGCGAGGTTCTAATAAATGTGTTTTGGTGAATCAACCCCTGCACCGCCTCCCCCTCCTGTCGCTAAGGCAGAGCCGGTAAAACGTATGGCGCAGTCAGGTATTCGCGAAGGTTCAACGTCGGATCGAAAGCGGGCGAGGCTCGCTGCCGGTCAAGGCCAGACAAACAAAGGATCGCTCGCTGCTACAGAAACGGCGGTCACAACAAAGACACTGTTAGGATAGACCATGCCCGAACTCGGTTCAAAGCCCCTTGGTGGCACGTTGTTAGACAGCGAAAGCGAAAGCAAGCACTACCCAACCCTTTATCTTATGGATGGTGATGTTGACGCTATCCCGAACGATGCCGACGTTGGCGACGAGCGCATGATCACCGGTAAGGTTCGTGTGTCTCAGCTTGGCAAGAGCAAAGATGGGAGCCGCAACGCGACCCTTGAGGTAATTGAGCTTTACCTTGAAGAGAAGGAAAAGCCCCACCCTGCCGAGAAAATTTACCCGACGATGAAGGAATAACATCATGGCGTTGTTGGCTACACCGGAAAATTTGCACTCTCTGTCCTCTATGAAGGGAGATCGGGGTGTGGCCTTGCGCCGGTACAAGAAGCTCGAAGATGATCGTTCGTCTTGGAGAAGCCACTGGATGGAGCTTTCAGACTATCTATCGCATAGGCGCGGCAGATATCTTATTGAGGATAGCCAGAACACGCGAGGGCGCAAGCGCAACAACAAGATCATTGATAGCACCGGCACTCAGGCGCTTAGGACAATGGTAGCAGGCATGATGTCTGGCATGACAAGTCCAGCCCGCCCTTGGCATCGGCGCACTATTGCCGGTGATCCTGAGTTGATGAACCGTCAAGACGTTAAAGAGTGGATTTCTCAGGTAGAGAAGATCGAGAGGGCTATTCTCAACAAGTCTAACTTCTACAATTCCATGCATGCTGTTTATACAGAGCTTGGTTCGTTCGGTACTGGCCCGCTTTATCGGCAACAATCGTTCGACAGTGTGATCAGATTCCGGCCATTCACGGCAGGCGAGTACGTTATTGCCGAGGACCATAAGGGCGGCGTTGATACTGTCGGGCGCTACTTCACCATGACGGTATCTCAGGTTGTTGAGAAGTTTGGAATACAGCCAGATGGGCGAACCATTGATTGGACGGGCATTAGTGCTACGACCAAAAAGCTGTGGGAGAGTAAGAACTACGATTCATTGGTGCCGATCATCCACATGATTGAGCCGCGAAGGTCAGGTGATCGGGACATCCGCAAGCGCGATCAACTGAACATGCCCGTGAAGTCAATTTACTTTGAGCATGGTGGAGATGGCGATGATCTGCTCTTTGAGGGCGGTTTCAAAAAGATGCCAATCTATGTCCCTCGTTGGGATGTTCTTTACGGCGATGTCTACGGTCGATCTCCTGGCATGGACACTCTGGGAGACATCAAGCAGCTACAGCACCAGCAGAAGCGCAAAGCTCAGGCCATTGATAAGATGGTCAACCCGCCTATGGTGGCATCTGTAAATCTACGGGGCAAGCCATCAACAACGCTTCCAGGCGGCAATACATACGTTGACCCCACGCAAGGCGGTCAAGGTTTCCAACCCGCGTATACCGTTCAGCCACGCATTAACGAGATGCTGATGGATATTCAGGAGGTGCAGGAGCGCATCCAGCGCGGTTTTTATGCTGATCTTTTCGCGATGATGATCAATTCAGACCGCAGGCAAATGACCGCGACTGAGGTGGCAGAGCGTCATGAAGAGAAGCTCGTTCTGCTTGGGCCTGTGCTGCAGCGGTTAAACGTCGAACTGCTTGACCCACTGCTCGATGATGTCTTCGATTTTGCGTCAGAGGCCGGCCTCCTCCCCACGCCTCCTGAAGCGCTTCATGGTCAGGAGCTTAAGGTCGAATACATCTCGCTATTAGCGCAGGCCCAGCAGGCTGTCGCTGCTACTACAATTGAACGCACCATGAGCTTTGCGGGCAACTTGTCGGCAGTGTTTCAAGAGGTCGTTGACGTTGTTGACGCTGACTACGCTCTTCGCGAATACAGTGAAATCCTCGGCAATGATCCCAAATTGCTTAAAGACGCTGAAACTGTACAGGCTATGCGTGAAGGTCGCCAACAGGAGGCGGCTCAAGCTGCCGCAATGGAGCAGGGAATGGCTGTGGCGCAAGGGGCTAAGGTTCTTAGCGAGACAGACAGCACCAACCCTAATGCATTGACCGACCTTCTCGGCGCTGGTGGTGGCCTGCAATGACTAAGCACGTTATTACCGACAGTTCAGATGAGGCACAGATCAGCAAAGCAGAGGATCAAGAGAAGGACCGCGAGCGCGATCTTGAATGGATTTTATCGTCTATGCGCGGTAGGCGGTGGATGTACGAGCTAATTTACACCAAGGCCCATGTTAATGGCGGCAGCCATGTTCCAGGCTGCTCAGATAGCACTGCGTATAACGAGGGCGGCAGGGCTGTTGGCAACGATATCCTTGAGAATATCAGGATGAAGCACCCAAGGCAGTTCTTGAAGATGCTAGAGGAGAACCACTTCGATGGTTAACCCTACATATTCATACCCCCCAAGCACAGAGCCGGGGCCGATTAATGACAGCAGGTACAAGTCGATCCCTATTATTGAGGACGCCGACGGCACGTTCCACAATATCAGCGACGCCGCGCCTATGCCGGTGGCGCTCGGTGGGGCGCAACTTGATGCCTTTGGTCGCCATCGCGTATCTGCTCCAGGCAACCGGCTTGACGCTGAATTTACTTACGATCTACAGCCGGACCTGTTCGACAGCTTCACCACAAATGGCACTATCACGCACAACGCCACGGCGCGACAAGCTGAGTTGTCTTTATCTGCCGCTGCTGCTGGTAACCACGCCACGCTTTCCAGTCACCCTGTTCCTTACACGCCGGGGTGTTCGCAGTTATCAGAAAAGACGGGTGTTCTCGATCTTGCTGGAATAGGCACGGGAACGGTTGAATTTTTCCTGCGTTCCAATGTGACTGGATCAGTCACAGAGCAAACGGTTGCCCAAGCGGATTGGGATAATTTTTCAACGGACCGGGATTGGACCGACAGCCACATCTTTGCGATTGATTTCCAGTCGTTGAAGGTCGGCACTATTCGCGGATGCATGGTTTCACAAGGGGCGTCAACTTGCGTGGCTTCCATCCACAATGACAACCTACGCAATTCGGGCTATTGGCAGACGCCGACCCTTCCTGTTCAGTATCGGATTTACATCGAGGATAAAGGACAAGGCGCGGGGGTTCAGACCTTCGCAGAGATTTGCTATGGCAACGACCTCAACGCCATTGGCTTCCGTTATGTAATCGACGGAGCTAACGCTTCTGCCACGATGGCTGCAATCTGCTGTACTGTGAAATCGGAAGGCGGCGCAGATTTACAAGATATGCCAGGATTCCCTCGCGCTATCTCTACAAGAGGCGGCTCCAGGGTAAGCGGTGGATCAACTAGGGCTGTTACGTCTTCTGTGATGCTGCCGATCATGTCTATCCGCTCAAAGGCACAGTTTAACAGTCTGCCTAACCTCAGTTTGATTATTCCCGACCACTACAGCATCTACGCCAGCAATGACGTTGAACTTGTTATTATCGTAGACGGCACTTTGACCGGCGCGTCTTGGGTTGACGTCAACTCAACTCGCTCTTGTGCAGAATATGACATTTCAGCAACCGTAATAACGGGTGGTGTTGAAGTTAAAATAGACCCCTTTTCATCAGCGAAGGGAAACAATAACAGCGGTCAACTTGATGGGTTGCTGGGTAAGGCGTTGCTCTGGGATAGGCAAGATGGAGTGACGGGAATTTTAACTATCGCGGCAATTGCTTACGGAGCAACGGCAAGCTGCCGAGTGGATTTAGGTTGGAAAGAAATTAGGTAGCCATATAGGAGAAGAACATGGCAGAAGAACAGGTAAATGAAGAGGCCCAAGAGGAGCTAAATCTCGAAGGTCAGGAAGAGACAAAAGAAGTGGTTGAGGAATCCGCTTCTGAAGAGAACGCCGCCAAAGACGGTGGCAAAGATACCAAAACCCTGCTGTCGGATGACGAGGGTGACGGAACGGGTGACAAGGATTCAGACAAGGGTGTAGTGCCTGACAAGTATGAATTTAAGCCTCCCGAGGACTTCGATCTAAGCGAGGAAGTTCAAAGCCGACTTGACGCTTTCACTGATCGTGCGAGAGATATGAAACTGAGCCAAGAACAATATCAGGCTATTATCGATTACGATATCGAACGCGGCAAGAGTGCATTGGCCGATCAGGCTAGTGCATATCATGAGCGCATCAAGATGTGGGGCGATGAAGTGGTCGCAGATAAAGAGTTCGGCGGTGAAAACCTCGAAGCTAATCTGTCCATTATTCGCAAGGTTAAGGAAGGTTATGGAGATGAAAGTTTCCAGAAAATCCTTGATGCTCCATCGCCAGAAAATCCAGACGGATTGGGCTTGGGCAACCACCCTGCAATGCTGCGTTTTTTACATCGCATTGGGAAATCAATCAACGATAGCGAGTTCTTTGAAGGCGACGGTCACAAGGCCGAAGGCGAGAACGGACTGCGGCGGTTGTATCCCACTATGTTTGAGAAACAAGCCAACTAAAGGAGTATTTACCAATGGCTGCTCTCGGTACTGAAAACCCGACCCTCGCTGATCTTGCGAAGGTCACCGATCCCGACGGCACGATTGCCGATGTGGTCGAAATCTTGAACCAGACTAACGAAATTCTGGAAGATATGACTTGGATGGAGGGCAACCTCACAACTGGTCATCGGACTTCCATTCGATCTGGTTTACCGTCCCCAACTTTCCGCAAAATGTATGGATTTGTCCAGCCGACCAAAAGCCGCGCTGTTCAGGTCACTGACAACTGCGGCATGATGGAAGACTATTCACAGGTCGATAAGGCTCTCGTGGATATGGCTGGGAACCCTGCCGCCTTCCGTCTGCAAGAGGATCGCCCTCACATTGAAGGCATGAACCAAACCCTTGCTACCAAAATCTTCTATGGTGACGAATCCACCGCTCCTGAAGAGTTCACCGGCTTGGCCCCTCGCTACAATGATCTGTCTGCCGAAAATGGCGACAACATCATTGCTGGTGGTGGTTCTGGTTCTGACAACGCATCTATCTGGCTGATCTGCTGGTCACCTAATACGGTCCACGGCATCATCCCGAAAGGCTCGAAAGCCGGCGTTCAACAGCGTGATCTTGGCGAAGTTACCGTACAAGATACCGTTGGCTCGTCTTCCGGCCTGATGCAAGCATATCGCACCCACTACCGTTGGGACGTTGGCCTTTCTGTTCGCGATTGGCGCTATGTCGTTCGTATCTGCAATATTGACCGGTCCCTCTTGACCGCCGATATTTCTACCGGCGCAGACCTGAACGACCTCATGCACCAAGCCGTCACGGAAATCCCCAACACTGCGATTGGTCGCTGTGCTTGGTACATGGACAAGCAGGTATTGTCCTTCCTTCGCCGCCAAACCGCGAATGCTGTTTCCAACTCCACGCTGTCTATGGACAACGTAGGCGGAACGATGCAGACCTCGTGGGGTGGTTATCCCATCCGCCGCGTTGACGCCCTTCGCACCAACGAAGCAACCGTCAGCTAATAACCCCCAGCCGGGGAGTATTGTTAACCCCTCCCCGGCGCTTTCTCTCGAAAGGAGAAAAGACTATGATTATGGATAAACTCTTGGAGTTCGGCGACGGTTTTGACCTTACCGAAACCACCGGCACCTACCTCCTGACCAATCAAATTGACTTGCAGGAAGCCCGTGATATGGGCAATGGTCAACCGTTATATCTGGTTATCCAGATTGACACCGCTGTTGTTGGAACGTCATCTACGGTGAATTTCCGGCTTCGCTCAGACAGCACCGCAGCCATTCACGCCACTACCTCGACGGCACACATCGAGACTGGCGCGATTGCCGAGGCTACTTTGGTCGCCGGTTACACTGTGGTAATTCCGCTTCCCATCGAGGGCAACGCTTACGAGCGTTATCTCGGTGTGCAGGCGATCATTGGGGCTGCGACAATTACGGCAGGCACTTGCTCTGCCTTCTTGACGCTAGACCCGACTGGTTGGAAGTCTTACCCAGACGCTACCAACTAACATAGGGTTGGGGCTGGTTATCATCTTAACTGGCCCCATCACCTTCCTTTTTCTTAACGGAGGATAGCCTAATGGCTGAAATTAAAGTTCGCTTCAAACAATCGTACTATTCGGGGGAACAGTTTTTTTCAAAGGGAGATGTCCATACTTTCCCTGCGGATACGCCGATTCCAACTCGCGACATTGAAATCCTTGAGGGCAAAAGCACTTACGAAAAGCCCCTCGATCAAAGCGCGGTGCCGGTTACTAAGATGAATAAGGACGTGGCCCAAGCTGTTCGCGACGTTCAAACAGACAAGGCCGCTGCTGCACGGGCTGCTAAGGCCGCTAAAGCTGCCGCTGCCAAGGAAGCTCAGGAGTAAAGCCAATGGCGAGTAAGGTTCAGATTGCTAAACTAGCTCTTCAACATATCGGGGATAGATACGACATTTCCGATATTAACGAGGAAAGTGTAGAGGCCGAGCAGATCAATCTGATCTTTGATGATACTCGCGATGAATTGCTACGTCGCTATCCTTGGCGCTTTGCTAAGAAATACACTTCCCCGGCTACCTTGGATGTCACGGTGCCGGGGCAGTGGACTTATGCCTATCAATACCCGACTGATGCGGTCAAGGTTCGAGGCATTACCAATATTCTAGGCATCGACGCCACGCCATTGGATTTTGAAGTGGCTCTCCTTAGTGATGATACAAAGGTCATTCTCACTAACGAAGAGGATGCGGAATTGTTCTACACTTCGCGTGTTACGGACACTACGCGGTTCGATCCTGAGTTCACGATGGCGTTTAGTTTTCTGTTGGCTTCACGGGTTTGCATGTCCCTAACAGGAAGCCTTGAGATTGCCAATAAACTTGACCAAGAGGTTTTGCGGGTTGTGAGCCACGCCGCCGATACAGACAGTAGTGAAGGCCGCAATAGAGAAGCACCTGAAGCCTCTTGGATTGATGCGAGGGCATAATGACTAAACTTATCCAAACGAGCATGGCAGGTGGCGAGGTGTCTCCCGCTGTTGCTGCCAGGACAGATATTGAAAAGTACAAGTCATCTCTTGCCGCGTGTGAAAATTATTATGTGAGAACGTCGGGCGGTGTTTCCAATCGTCCTGGGCTTGAATATGTTTGTGAGGTAAAAGACAGCACAAAGGCTGTTCGACTTATCCCGTTCGAGTTCAACACTGAACAGACCTACATTCTTGAAGTTGGCAATCTGTATATTCGAGTTATTGTTGACGGCGGTCTTGTTGTAGATTCCTCCGCCATTAAAACAATAACCGGCGCCACTGCTGCCAATCCTGTTGTTGTTACCTCAACGGCTCATGGACTGTCGAATGGTGATGAGGTGTTTATTTCTTCTGTTGTAGGCATGACAGAATTGAACGGTCGCCAATTCAAAATATCAAACGTCACTGCAAATACGTTTGAATTACAGGATATGAGCAGCACCAATGTCGACGGGTCAGGATACACGGCCTACACGTCAGGCGGAACAGCATCGTTGGTTTATGAAGTCGCGACGCCATATGCAGAGGCCGATCTTTTTGACATCCAATACGTCCAATCTGCTGACATAATGACCTTTACGCACCCTGACTACACCCCACGCGAATTGATACGGACGGGAAACGATGCATGGACGCTATCGGAAATCGTTTTCCAGCCTTCGCAGACATTCCCATTGAATCTTTTGGCGACGGCAGACACAGTGGGGGCGATCACAGAACGCTACACCGTTACTGCGGTAGGATACGACACTGCGGAGGAGAGCTTAAGGGCCACAGGGTCGTCATGGACAATCTCAGGTGCCACTCAGGCTGACCCCGTTGTGATTACGGTAACCGGTCACGGCATTAGCGAAGGAAACGAGTTCCATATTGATGGCGTAGTCGGCATGACTGAACTTAATGACCAGAGGTTCAAGGCCAACAATGTTACCGCCAATACCATTGAGCTTACGGATAGCTCGGGCAATAATATCGATGGGACGGGATATACAGCATATTCATCCGGTGGCAGCGCCTATATCACATATTCTGAGATCACCAACGGGGCCAATCCTGCCGACAATACGATTACGTGGGATAAGACAGACGGGGCAGAGAGCTACAATATTTATAAGTATGAGAACGGTATTTACGGGTTTATTGGCAAGACAGAGGAGCTTACATTCACTGACGACAACATTGAGCCTGATCTGAGTGACACCCCTCCCAAAACCAGAAACCCGTTTGTTGCTTCTAACTCGTACCCATCGACTGCGGGATTCTTTCAGCAGCGGCGCATCTTTGGCAACTCCACAGAAAACCCGCAGCGCAATTGGTTTACGCAGACGGCTAATTTCTACAATATGTCTGTGTCTTCACCGGCCCGTGACAGTGACGCCATAACAGCGACCATTGCTGCTTTGAAGGTAAACGAGGTCCGTCACTATATCCCTCTTTCTGATCTAGTGGTTCTTACATCAGGTGGCGAGTGGTTGATATCGGGCGTTGACGATTCCATCACGCCAAGCTCCATCCAGGTTAAGCCACAATCCTATTACGGCGCAACATGGCTCAAGCCCATTGTGGCGGGCGATGTCGCTATATTTATGCAGCCGGGGCAGACTGTGCGTGACCTTGGCTATAAGTTTGAGACAGACGCCTATGCAGGCAACGATATTTCTATCCTGGCTCGCCATTTGTTTGACAATTACACCATTGTTGATTGGGATTTTGCACCTGCTCCATATTCGATTTTATGGTGCGTTCGTGATGACGGTACGATGGCGGCGCAAACATACCTTCGTGAACAGGAAATTTATGCTTGGCATCGTCACTCGACGCGGGGCAAATTTAAATCTGTAGCGAGTGTTCGCGAGGATGTGGCGGATATCACATACTTTATTGTCGAACGCACTGTTGGTGGTGGCACACGAAAATACATTGAGAGAATGGACGAGCGGGATGCTACGGACGTGCAAGATGCATTCTTCGTCGATGCTGGTACCCGCGTCAACACGCCGATTACGATCACTGGATTTACTGCCGCTGATCCTGTCGTGATCACTGCCGCCTCTCATGGCCTATCTAATGGCGACACGGTGGATATCAGCGGCATCAATATCGAGGATTTGACAACAAACACCGGAGTAGCACCTGCCGACGACCTGAACGGAACCGGATACACTGTGGCTAACGTCACGGCTAACACGTTCGAGCTACAAAATAACGGAACTGATGTTGATGGCACTGCCTTTGGCACGTATCACGATGGCGGCGAGGTCAGGCTGGCATTCACTACAGTTTCAAATCTTTGGCATCTAGAAGGCGTCACGGTCACGGTTTTGGCGAATGGGTATGTTGTTCGTGATCTGACGGTTAGCAATGGACAGATAACCCTGCCATATGCCGCAAGTAGAGTTTCTGTCGGGCTTCCATATGTGGCGGAGATTGAAACACTCCGCATTGACGCTGGGGCCGGAAGCGAGACAGTGCAGGGCAAGGATAAAAAGGTAAGCAGGCTTACTGTTCGCCTTCAAGACACACTAGGGCTGTGGGCTGGGCCAAATCGCGACGCGATGCACGAAGCTAAATTCGGATTGCCTGCATATTTGGGGCAACCGCCTGAACTATTCAATGGCGACAAGAATATTACTCTTTCCCCTCATTGGAACAAAACAGGCCAATATGTCATACAACAGCGTGACCCATTGCCATCTACTGTGCTATCACTAATCCCAGACGCCATTGTTGGGGGTAACTGATGAATAAAATAGCCCAAGCAAGTGCCAACATGATCGAGGCCGGAAGCGATAAAGCCGTCGGTGATGTTCGCCGTCTAGAGCAGGCGATGCGGGAAAACCTCGAAACCATCCACCTCGACACACACCACATAATTCATGCTGGGGTTTATTGCAGAACAATAATGATCCCAGAGGGTGGGTTGGTTACGGGCGCTCAGATCAAGGTCGATTCCACGGTGATCCTTAGCGGTGACGTGACGCTGTATGTTAATGGAGCGCCTCGTCGGTTTATTGGATATCACGTATTGCCAGCCGCAGCAGGTCGTAAGCAGGCGGCATTTGCTCATCTCGATACTCATGTCACGATGATCTATCACACAGATGCTAAAACTGTATCTGATATTGAAGAAGAATGTACCGACGAGACAGAACTATTGATGTCGAGGTCGAGCCAAGCAAACGACACGTTCCTTATCACGAGGGCTGAAAAATGAGTTGGATGACAGTAGCAGCCGTTGCGTCGGTAGTTGGGACTGGTGTAGCCACTGTAGGAGCATATCAACAGTCACAGGCGGCTAAGTCACAGGCCAATTACCAAGCGGCTGTCGCTCGGAACAACGCTATCATTGCTCAACAAAACGCAGCGGATGCGAGAGACAGGGGCAAAGCGGCAGAGGAAGAACACAGGGACCGAATTGCACAGGCGAAGGGTTCTGTCACTGCGGGTGCTGCCGCTGCTGGTTTCCTAGTCGATGATCCAGGTTCAACCAATGTTGACCTGCTCGCAGATGTCGCAGAGGCGGGAGAACTTGATATCCAGAAAATTAGGGACAACACAGAGCGAGAGGCCCACCGAGCGCTAGTCCAGGGCGTGAACTTCACAGCACAGGCAGGGTTGTTTGATGCACAGGCGTCCGCTCAATCACCAATGATGGCAGCCGGTGGCACGTTCTTATCCGGCGCGGCTCAATCGGCAACGGCAATTTCTAAGGTGTAACAGACAATGGCTAAAATCCTCACACCGGCGACTCAAGGCGCTCAGAATATTGGCAGTATCAAGTCAGAGGCAGCCAACACGCCGTTCCAGAGCTTTCAGACCAATGCGGATATGTTTGGGGGTGGGCAGGCTAAAAGCTTGTTGCAGGCTGGTGAGGCTTTACAGTCAGGTGCTGACTTCCTTACAAAACAGGCTGAAGAAAGGTCTTTGCTGAACAAAATGAATGCAGAGACAGCCGCTGTTCAGTTTGAAAGTGAGCAAAGCAGAAACCTTGCACAAAAAAAACTTAGCGGCGCTGCGAATGCAGAACAAGAATACAATGATGCCGCCGAAGAATTTTATTCATCCCAAGATGTTTCTGGGTTGAACGAAAAAGATTCGGTCATGTATCGGCATTTTGTCACTCGTTCAAGAAACAACGGTAGAAGCGCAGCCCTCAAGCAGCAGATAATCGAAACGGATAAAAATTTGGTTGCTACCGCTGAAAATCGTGCAGCCATGTATTCATCTAAGGCTCAAGCACAATATAACAATGGTGTTGTTTACCGTGATTCTGTTGACGCAATAAAGTCTTCAGAAGCGCTAGTCGGTCAAAAAACAGGCCGCGATCCTGACGTAACAAAGCAGATCATTAAAGATCAGATTAGTGCAATGAATATTGGTCGTATAAAGATGTCGCTGTCTCTTGGCGACACGGCGACGGCAACAGCAATTTTTGAGAATGGGAAGAGGACCGGCGAGATTGACGGCGACGACTACTCGGCTATTACAGAAATGATAGCCAAGGATAGTAGAGCTAAAACCGCGCAATTATTTACGGATAATTTGCTTCTTACAGAAACAAGCGAAGCTGCTGCATTGGCGAAAGTTAGAAGCTCTTTTTCAGGAGAAGATGAGGTCGCTGTTTTAAAAGAAGTGAAACTGCGCTTTGCTGAGAAGGAGCGCCTGAGAAAGAGAGCCGAAGAAGAAAGGTTCGATTTTGTTTCAAAAAAAGCTGCCGACCCTGGCTCTCCACGTTTAACGGAAGTTGAGCTTCATGACCTTAGTGAGCGTGAAAAGAAGTATGTTAAGGCTGTTGAACAAGATAAGATTTTAAGGGCTGCTGATCCTGATTATGATCGGAAAGGTGACGGTGGGGAAACTTGGAAAAAGTGGCATGACGACTCCTCTGATTGGGAGAAAGTTGGCAAGATGACTAGGCGTGAGCTAGAAATTGCGTATGAGCTTGGTGTAACCAAGAAGCAATTTGAGGAAACGATAGTAAGGGAATGGCGGGGGTATCAGCAGGCGTTGGGCAAAAAGGCAGAAGCTGAAGACATGAGCGCGACTGGTGCTAGCGGGATGACTGAACTACAGAGAGTTGCCGCATCCTTCGAGGTTTCGACTAAATTGAAGAAGAAAGACAGCCCGGAAGCATTTACAGCCTTCCAAGTGGAATACGATGAACGTGTACGTCAAGCTGACGCTCGAAAGCCTGATGAAAAAGCCAGAATCCTGGATGAGATGGTCAAAGAAAAAATCATATGGGACAAGTCGGATGTGTGGTTAGGGAGCGATGCAGAGCAAAACGTCAGTGTCCTAACAGAGGAGCAGCGGTTGACCTTCGCCAAGGATGCCGATATCCCATCGAGCCAACGGCAGGCTTTTTCCGATAACTTGGCTAATATCGTTGACGATTTGAGGGCGAGTAAGGCTAAGATAAGCAGAGCTAACATCCTAACATTGTTCAAAAACAACCCACATAGATATAAGTGAAGGTGAGAATTTATGGCTGGTATTGAGCTTAATACATCTGGCTTGGAGCTTGAAGAAGATGATCAAGAGGGGCTTGCCGCTCCCTTTGAGCCTAGCACTACAGGCAGCAACGTATTTGAGCTTAACACTACCGGCCTAGAACTTGAAGGTGGCGATAGTGACGCGCAAAGGCACAAGACAAGAGATGCCGTGAAAATTCCTCCCGTTCAGTACAAGGCTGACAAAACGGCTGCTGATGAGGTTGGTGTTGATGTAGGTACTGTCCAGCGTGACAATGGAGAATTAAAACGTGAGGCGAGAGCCAGAGAAATAGCCAGGACTGTTGAAACAGCCCCGGCGACAAAAGCCTGGATATCGCGAGATGATAATATCAACTATGCCCACGATGATGTCGATAACCTATCAGCCATCGAGAAGGCTTGGGACTGGTACACTGAAGAGTATCTTTGGGGGGCAATGGGCGCTGCTGGGAAGAGCGTTATAGAGTTTAAAGATGATGTCTCCGTCAATCCAGAGCAAGTTCCTCTTGGTTTAGCTTCCGGCGCGATCACTGCGCTTGCATCTAGCGTTCACGGTATTGGTAGTGCGAAAGAGGCATTGGATCGCCTTATATCAAGGCCAATTGACGCAATCCTTGATACCATCACCGGCACTGAATTTGACTCCGCTGAGTATAGAAAGAATTTGCCGTTGCTGTCTCGCGGGTTAATCAATGTTACAGAGCCAGTTAAAGAATTTGCTGATGAGCTACGACCAAAAGACAGTGGTTTTGCTTTTGATGTTAGTTCTGGCTTAGGCCAGATGGCAACGCAGATTACCGTTGCTTTGCTATCTGGTAGCGTATCATCTGCTACAAGTCTCGGAATGCTCTTTGGTCAAGGATCAGACATTCAGGCAGATATGGTAAAGGAGGCTGGTAAAGAGGGGGATATTGGCGCTGACATTGCTGTTCTTGGCGGCGGGGTAATTACGGCTCTTACCGAGAAATATGGCTTAGAAAACCTCTTGAAACGCATTCCTGACAAAGTTAAAGGAAAAATATATCAGGTTCTTGCCGGGGCTGGTTCTGAAGGCGCTCAAGAAATTTTAGAAAATATTGCCCACAACCTAGCTGCATTCGCTTTATATAATCCAGATCAGAAATTGTTTGATGCCGACACTCTGTACGAGGGTGGCGTTGGCGCTACGGTTGGCGGCATCACTTCAGCCATGATCGGCGGCGCTCGGGTTGTTGGAGATCGTCGCAGAGCAAAAAAGCGGACCGAAGCCATCAAGGACTTAAACAGCAAGGAATCGAATCTTCGCCAGACTTCCCCAGAAAAGTACGCTGCCGCGCAGGGTGAGTTCATGCGGAAGTCTGGCATCGAGGATGTTGAGATTGATGCTGAAGGCGTGAAGGTTCTGTTCCAGGATATGCCGGACTTTGACCTTGTTGATGCCCAAGAGGTTCAAGAGGCTATTTCTACGGGCGGGACTATTACCATGTCGCCGGAGCAATACTGGTCACTGCCGCAAGATGTTGTCGATAAGATTGCGCCTAACACCAGCTTCACTGCCGGTGAGATGACAGAGCAGGAATTGACTGAGGTTGACGAGCTTGTCAAAGAGTTTGGCGGCCCTATTACCGAGGATGAAGTTGCGGCAGCCCAGGAAAGCATTTCGTCTGAGGATGTGATATTTCAGGAGGTTTACGACCAGCTAATCACAGCCGGTGCGACAGATACCGACGCACGGCCCAAGGCTGAACAGATGGCGGCGGTGTTTAATATTTTTGGAGAACGCGCCGGTATCGATCCGCTGAAGGTGGCAGAACGGTTTATGCCGTCGATCCGCAAGAAGCTGCCAGAGTTTTATACCAGCTACACTCCCGACGCCCAAGACTATCTGCTTGAACGGGTTAAACGTGCGGCAGCCCAGCCCACAGAACAGACGGCACTTGGCGAGACACTGCTTGAGTTCATCGCCAAGCGTGGAGGTATCGTTGATCCGAACGGCGAGTTTGATGCAGCCGACATGGCGACATGGCAAAAGGCCAATCCGTTCATAGGCAAGCTGCTTCGTGAGGCACCAGAAAACCTCGGCGCAGCACTGTTCGATGGGACAATCCCTGAGAACATCAAAGACCTTTCGATCAACGATGTTCGCATTGCAGCGGAGGAGGCTGGATACCTCGAAGAAGGGTCAGAGGACAACGACCTTTTAAACGCCATATCAGAGGAATTGCAGGGCAGGCCGGTACATTCGCTCAAAGAACAAGACCCGGAGGCTCTAGCAGAGGCTGAGTCAATCGCAGAGCTATTAGAATACCTTGAGCGCAACGATATCCCGCTCGATCTGCCTACGCGAGAAATAAAGGCGCGTATTGCCGCCCTTGAAGAGACACGGCGCGACAGTGACGTTGAGTTGAAGCAAGACCAAGACCTTTTGGCTGAGTTGTTGGCTGAGTTTGAGGATATCCCATCTATTCCAGGGCAGACTATTGATGAGGCAATCCAAGAAACGCATAAAGCCAACTTTGAAAAGCTTAAGAATTTCCGCGATGAGTTTGTTAAAAAGCATGGTAATCGCGATGGTGTCGCCGCTTGGAATGATGAGCGTATTGATGATGAAATAGCAGACATTGAACACGTAAGCGGGAACAGAACAAAAGGGCAGATTGGATTTGTTGATCCTCTTGATTTTCTCATGGCTACAAGCGGTTCTGCAAAGGGGGCGCAAAGAATATCTGATGAGGCTGGCGATTTGCGAGTTGATGATCTCCGGGGTGAGCGAGTTTCTCCATATCTGAACATTGACAACAACGGCAAGATATTTGGGCATGAAGGACGCCATAGGATGATAGCACTTGCCAAGGCTGGCGTTAAACGCGCACCCGTGATGATACGTCACTTAGATGGCGAATATAAGAGTTTTAAATTTTCCAAAAAAGAAAGTTTTCAAGGTCAGGAGTTCAGCACTGGGGAGAGTTTGCCGGTTGAGATAAATGATTTGTATTCTGCTGAATTTGGGCAGATGCAAAACATTAAGGACGCGATGCCTTCTGATCCACAGGTTCTATTCCAGCCGGGAAACCCAGCATTCGATGCTTGGTTCGGTGATTCGAAGGTTGTGGATGAGAATGGTGAGCCGTTGGTGGTTTATCATGGGACTAAAGCGACTGTTGATGATGATTTTGCATTTGATCCAAAAAAACAATCTGATGAAACAAGACTTTCACAACAAGGTGTTGGTTTCTATTTCACAGAAAATAAAAAACAAGCATCTGGTTATGGTAAACCAGAGGCTATGTATTTATCTGTTCAAAACCCGCTAGAATTAAAGAGAGGCGACAACCAAAATATCACAAGAGATATGGCTATAGAGTTGTTTTCCCGTGGGAATAATGCTTTTTTTTACGATAGATGGATAGATTTCCAAACAGGGGTGGACACACATGGGATGAGCCTATCCGAAAAGGCGGCTGTTTTTGTTGATTACATAATGGAGGCTAGAGGCAGTGCCGATGGAACAGATAAACTCTTAGTAAAAGAGATTAAACGTGCGTATAAGTCTTATGGGGATGATAACGGCTACACGCAAATGCTTTCTGACTTCATAGAGGTTACGGGATTTGACGGTGCTGTCGAAAAGATAAACGATGACACAACAGTCTACACAGCTATTTCTCCCACCCAGATCAAATCAGTAAACAACCGTGGCACATTCGATCCGAATGATGCGCGGATTTTGTATCAGGAGGCACAGTCAACTGTCTTTTTCCAGAAAGCAGCGAAAGAAGACAAAATATCTATCACTCTTGGTAATCTTGACTATGTGAAAGAAAACTATCCAGATCATTATGCTTCAATTGAGGCGCAACTTGGCAAAATGACCGCGACAGAGGCAAAGCGTGTTCGTGATACCCTGGAGGCACACAAAGGCACACAATGGTCTTTAGCGGCAATACGCTCTCTGGTTATCAGGGACATTTTGCACAGATCAAGAGATGGACAAAGCATCGATGATATTGCAGATGGAAAATTCTGGTCTGTAGAAGAGAAAGTTGATTGGCGCAATACGAGCATCGTAAAGGCGTTTGCTGGTGGGCCTGAACAGATTGTAATAAAAGCTCAAGGTTACAATTTCTTTGGCAACAACAGAAAAGCTGAAAACGATTTTAGCGGATCATTTCTTAATTGTGACCCGTCAACAGCCTGTGCCACTTACTGTTATTCTGCCGGTGGATCAGGTGGTGCGCCTAATGGCCTGATGAAGGCTGAGTTCACAGAATATATGGCAAATAACCATCCTGATGTTTTGGCGGATCGTCTTTCTGTTTATGCACATTTGCCTGCTGGCCTAAATGGCTTGGCTCTGCGTATGAACGAAAAGGGTGATCTGTCAGAAGCGCAACTAAAGCTTATCAAAGAGCTAAACAAGCGCGGTATTAGGCTGCAAATATTTTCTAAGCGTCCTGAACATCTGCGAAAAGTTTCTGATTTTAACTGGCGTTCCCTATCCATTGATGAGACTAATATGGACAAGGCGCTGGATAACCCAGACCTTTCTATTGCACTGATCGTTACAGACAATTTGCCTGCTGATTTCGTTTCCAAAATAAAAGATCGGCTGAATGTCGTTCTCCCAGTAAACCTGAAGGGTAATTCTTGGACACGCGAACAGGTTCTGAGAATGTATCCAGAGTCCAAAAAAGAAGTTAGCAATGCTCTCTGCCCTGTTGAGGCGGGCAAAAAATCTATCGGCACCAAAGACACAACCTTTGCAACTGTTATTTCTGGACTAAAAAAACAATCTGGTACAAAATACTGGACTTGCACTGCTTGTGACAAGCTTGGTTCTGCTGGTTGCTTCCACGGCAAAAACAAATCCGAGACAGTGCGTAAGGCCGCAAACCACTTCGCCGCCACTGAACATCAAAGCGAGGCAGACGCCAACAAAATTCGCTCCAGTATTGAAATGAATTTGTTCGCGCTTTTAGAGGAGAAGGAAATTGATAGAGGACAATTGGAAGACATTCTTGGAATCCTCAATGGAAAGCCTGAAGGTTCACAGCGCGAGCCTAACCCCAGCGCAGCAGAAGTCAGCACTCTTGGCGATATCGAAGGAAGTACAGTCGATGAAGGCGGCAGACGCGAAGCTGGAAGCCTTGCAGGCGGCACAGAGCTAGAACAGCGCGAGAAAGACGAAGCCCGAGGCTCCATTGTCTTTGGCGAAAACCTTGACGAGATTGTTATCAATCTGTTCAAGGCCGAGAATCTTTCCACATTTCTACATGAATCCGGTCACCTTTACCTTGAGATGATGTCAGAGCTTTCGCAGCTTGATAGCGCATCTCAGGGTTTAAAGGATGATATGGCTACGGTGCGCGATTGGCTTGGCGTTGCTCCAGGTGAGTCGTTCACGACAGAGCATCACGAAAAATGGGCAGAAACCTACGAGAAGTATCTGATGGAGGGCAACGCGCCATCCGTCAAGCTGCTGTCGGCCTTTGCTAAGTTTAGTTCCTGGCTGTCGGTGATCTATAAAAAATTTGGTCTTCGCCGCGCTGATCTCAACGATGATATTCGTGGCGTGATGGATCGTATGCTTGCCAGTGAATCCGAGATCGAACAGGCTCGGGGCTTTGCTAGCATGGAGCCGCTGTTTGCTGATGCTGAACAGATGGGCGTCACGCAAGAGCAATTCGAGAAGTACATCCTGGACAAAGAACGGGCGCAGGAGGCCCAGACGGCAGAGCTTGTCGCCAGGACATTGCAGGATGTAAAGCGCGAGAACACAAAATGGTGGAATGCTGAAGAAAAAGCGACGGCAAAGATTATTGAAGCCGAATTAGACGAGGATGTTACATGGAGGGCGATGTTCACTATCAGGCGTAACAAACTGCCGTCTGGTGAACCTTTGCCTGCGTATCTTCCTGAAGGCGTTAAAATTAGCTCTCAGGCTCTTGCGGAAATGGAAGACGCTCATGCTTTCCGGTTCCTGCCAAAAGGGTTGACCGCCAAAAAAGACGGTATGCACCCTGATGACATGGCCCCAATTTACGGTTTTGAATCTGGCGACCAGATGCTTAAATCATTTATGGCGATGCCACAGGATAAAAACGGTAAATTCCTGACTCCTAAGCAGTTCGCCAAGGCTGAAGCAAAGCGGCGTATGCTTGAGGAGCATGGCGATATCATGAACGATGGCACAATGCAGGAGGAGGCATTGATTCGGGTTCACTCTGAAAACCAGTCTAGGCTTATTGCCAAAGAGCTAAAGCACCTGATTATCCAGGAAGCCAAAAAATCCAACAGAGATGGTGGTTCTTCCAGGACGGTCACCAACAAGATCGCCAAAGAGACAGCAAAGCGGTTGCTTGCTAAAAAGCCTGTTGGTCAGATTCTATCGCACCGTAAATATCTCAACGCAGAGATGAGGGCAGCAAAGCAGGCGATGGCTGCTACTCTCAAAGGTGATTTCAAGGCTGCTGCTGAAGCGAAGCAACGTCAACTATTGAATTTTCACCTTTACCGTGAAGCTCGCAATGCTGCTGCCAAGACCGAAAAGATGTCTGCTCGTTTGAGCAAGCTTAAACGTGATGTGATCAACCCAAAAGTGATCAACCCCGCTTTCATCAAAGAGGTTAAAACCATTTTGGCTGGTGTGAGTTTTGGCACCAAGGCTGGGCCTAAACGTCTTGATAGGCTGAAGGCTGAACAGGTACATGATTGGGCAGAAAAGCAAGAGAAGAAATACGGCGCTGCTTTCGATATCAGCCCTGAGCTTGATAAGGCTCTAGAGAATAATCACTATAAGGATATGGCATACAGTGAGTTCGAAGGACTGTATGACACGGTTAATAGTGTGATGGTGCAGGGCCGCAGATTCAGCGATAACGAGCGCAACGAGTTCAACGAATATGTCGCCGCTATGACTGACAGCATCTATGCCAATGCCACTAAAGAGCTTTCCGAGCCTGATGAGGCTAAGTTTTTGCAAGGCGTCCGGTCTTGGGTAAAAGAGTTTATTGCCAACCATAGGCAGATTAACAGCTTGTCCCTAGAGCTTGATGGGTATGAAGAAGGCGGATTGATCACAACCAATATTTTCCGCAGGATTAAAGATGCTGATGATGCCTACCTTGATCGAGGCATGAAGGCTTCAGAACGATTAAATGCTATTCTGTCTGTTTACGGCAGGGTCGATAAGATGAAGTTTTATAACAAGATGTTTATTCCTGAGCTTGGTCAAAGCTTGTCGCTTTCTGGTCGCTTGGCGTTTGCCCTCAATATGGGCAACGAAGGAAATGTCGAGGTTATGCAGAAACATTATTCTGATGTTCAGATTGATGCTATTCTAAAAACATTGACGGAAAAAGATTGGGATGTGGTTGAGGCTATATGGAAAGAGGTTGATAGCTACTGGAATGATACCGTTGATGACAATGGCAACGTGATTGCAGAGGGCATATCTACTGTTGAAGAGCGAGTTACCGGAGTTAAGCCAAAGAAAGTAGAGGCAACTCCATTTGTCACGCCATCAGGCCGCAAAGTTTCTGGTGGTTATTACCCGCTTGTCGCTGATCCGAGAACGTCTGATAAGGGGCGGAAGGATATGGAGGCTAAGGCATCGCTTGAAAACCTTCTCGGTGGCGGACACTCCAAGGCAACAACGAAACACGGCAGCACTATTGAGCGCCAAGGCTTTGGACGGGAGAGAAAAATTCTCCTCGATGTCAGCGTTGCTTTCAATCATATCGATGGCGTGATCAAAGATATTGAGATGCGCGAGGCTGTGGTTGAGGTTCACAGAATTATTCAGTCGCCAGCATTTAAAGAAGCTGTGCAATCTGCGAAGGGGCTAGAATATCACCAGCAATTTGATAACTGGCTGAAAAATGTTGCAGGCGGCGACAAGCAGCCTATTGATCCAATAGAAAAACTGGTTTCTTACGCGAGGACAGGCGCTTCAATCGCTGAGATGGGTCTATCTCTTAGGACGATGCTTCAACAGCCATTTGGTATAACACAGACTATGGTGCTGATTGGCGAGGCAGCGACGATGAAAGGCGTTTGGGAGTTTGCCAGAGATCGCGGGGATGCGGCGAGGAAGGTCATGGAGCTTTCACCGTTTATGCGGAATCGTGGTGCAACCTTCAATCGTGATGTCAAAGATGCTCAGAAGCTTATTGGTGCTAAAGGACTGCATGATGATATCGTTAAGGCTAGCTTCTGGGGAATCCAAAAGTTAGACATGGCGGTGTCGATACCAACTTGGCTAGGCGCATATGACAAGGCGCAGAAAGAAGGAAAAAACATCCCTGACTCGGTGGCGTTTGCTGACAGCATCGTTGCTCGTAGTCAAGGTTCCGGTTTGTCCCGCGATTTATCACAGAACCAGCAAGGCGGCGTGTGGAAAAAACTCTTCACGATGTTCTACACGTTTTTCAACGCCTACTACAATGTGCAGGTTGATCTTTACAAGCAAACAAACTTTCGAAGCTTCCCTCAGATTTTGAAATATGTGAAAAACCAGCTTTGGGTGACGGTTATTCCATCGCTTGTTGTCGATGCCTTGTTTAATGGTGGCCCGGAAGACGATGAGGAGTGGCCCTTGTGGGCGGCTTCTACGGTTGGAGGCTTCGCTGCTGGCGGAATTGTTCTAGCTCGCGATGTGGTCAATTCAGCGACAAGCGGGTACGGCTATCAGATCAGCCCCGTCCAAGGGTTCTTTGCTAAACCTCTAGCGGCATTAGATCAAATCAAACAGGGAGAGGCCGACATCCAAGCGGCTAAGGCTATATTCATGGCTATCGGGTATTTAGCCCATGTTCCTGGCGCAAGAACGATGTCTCGCGCAGCCGATGTATTAGCTGATGAGGGTACGCAGAATCTTGATGAGTTTGAAGGCTGGTGGCGTTTGCTTGTCCAAGGTAAAGAAAAATAACCACTCAGCCAAATATAGTGTATAAATTTACAAACAAGAGGATTGATTGATGACAATCGCCAACGAAGATAGCAGGACTGGACCGTACAACGGCAACGACAGTACGACTGTTTTTGCGTATGACTTCAAGACACTTGACGAAGATCATCTCGTAGTCACGCTAACGAGCGCTGCTGGCGTTGATACGGTGCAGACTATCACGACGCATTATACGGTTTCCGGCGTCGGTGACGAGGGCGGCGGTAACGTGACGATGGTTACTGCCCCAGCCTCCGGCGAGAAGCTCACAATCACTAGGTCTGTCCCATTAACTCAGGGACTCGCCCTTCAGAACCGACGCGCAACAGAGCCTGCTACGCTTGAAACGGCTTATGATAAGGGCGTCCAAATCAGCCAGGATTTAAAAGAAGTCCAAGACCGTACTTTAAAGTTCACGGTTGCCGCCAATCTCACATCTTTTGATACGACTATACCTGCCCCTGCTGCATCAAAAGCTATCGCCATCAATGCTACCAATGATGGGTTTACTCTTGTTGATGAGCCGTCTGCGGCTGCGGCTGCTGCGGCGGTAAGTGCTGCTGCTGCGGCTGTATCCGAGACTAACGCGGCGACCAGTGAAACCAACGCGGCGACTATTGCGGCTACCCTCACCGGGGCAACATCTACTACGTCACTGGTCATTGGCACAGGTGCGAAGGTGTTCACAGTCGCATCAGGTTTAGGCTTCCAGGACGGCGATTGGGTATTGATAACCTCTGACGCTGACCCGGATGCTAATTACATGCATGGGCCGATTACCACGTACACCGGCACGACAATGACTGTCGGGGTGGATAATATCGGCGGGTCTGGGACATTAGCGGATTGGACTATTCGCAGGTCTGGGACTCGAGGTGCCGTTGGCGCAACCGGTGCGACAGGTCCAGCCGGTTCGGGGGATGTTGTAGGACCGGCATCTGCTACAGATAGTAGCCTAGCTAGGTTCGACGGTACTACTGGTAAACTTTTAAAGGACGGCGCAGTTATAGGAACTGATGTTCAAGCCTATGATGCAGACACAGTGAAGAAAGACGTTGCCAATGTATTTACCGCGCAACAAACCCCTCTATCAGCCGCTCTTACCTATAACGCTACTCAGACCTGGGATTGCGGTGCCGCTCAGGATGCAACATTAACATTAACAGGCAACGTAACAACTTTCTCAGCACCAACTAATCAGGTTGCAGGAAGTTACTACGTCTTGCGCCTGAATGTCGGAACAGGACCGTATTCTGTGAGCGCTTGGAACAGCGCATTTAAATGGCCCGCTGCAACTGCCCCGACGCTTTCTGCTGGTGCTAGTGACATTGACATTTTAACTTTCCGTTCTGATGGCACGAACATGGAATTAATAGGGCTTTCTCAAGATGTTTCTTAGACACGGCGGTTTTTTGCCGTCCTCACTATTTGATAATACTAAGTCTATCTTGGCGAATGCTTCTGGTGAGTACTTAGTTAAGTCCGATTTCGGCGCTGCTTCTGACGGCAAAAAGGGCACTGTTAACTACTGGTTTTATGCTAATAACGTAGGCACCCCGACAACTCAGGCTCATTATGCCGCCAACTCATCGGGAACGAATGCAGACGAAGACAGCTTCAACTATGTCAACGGCGGGAGCTTACAATTCACACAAGAGTTTGCGGCAACGATTGGTGGTCAGCACAGATACACGCAAGCACTATCCACTTCAACGTGGTACCAAATAACCGTACAGTATGACCGTTCCAACGGGACCACTGCCGACCGGATGAAGTTCTTTGTGAATGGTACAGAGATAACACCTCCAACTGTTGATGCCGGTATATCTGACGTAGTTATGCGATGGGCTGCCGCGAGCAACCAAAGCATGATCGGTGCCACGCCTAATGACACGTCGGGGCAAAGGATAGACGGATTGATCCACCAGTTCTCTTACTGTGACGGTCAACTAAACGCCCCGTCTGCTTACGCATCTGGTGGATTACCTATCGATATATCAGGATTGACCTTTGGCAATAACGGCTTTTGGCTTCAATTTTTAGACAGTGGCGACCTTGGCGCTGATAGCTCTGGAAATGACAACCATTTCACCAATAACGGCGTAACGCAATCCACAACAGTACCAACGTAGAGGCCATTATGAAACACGTACTTTTAACAAAACTCGATGCCGGTTCGTATGGCTTACCTATCCTTTGGGAAGGGGCAAGGGTCAACAAGGAACTCAATGCCATATTGGGTGCCACTCTTTCTAATGATGTATTCCGTAACGGAACGGCTCATTTGTTTGGTTTATACTCGTTAGATGAACCTTCTCCCCCAGAAGGTAAAATGGCTGTAGGTGAAAAGTCTGAAACCTTTGATGGTGCGAAAGTCACTCGTGCCGCCACGTGGCAAGATGATCCTGACTATGTAGCACCTATCACTTACACTCCGCTAGAACTGATGAAGCAAGTCAAACGTCAAGAGCTTGCCTCTGCTCGTTACGAGGAAGAAGTCGGCGGGCTTGATGTGAACGGCGTCACAGTAGCCACTGATCGCGAGAGCCAGACCAAACTTGTAGCTGCGCGTATCGTAGCCAAAGAAGATCCTGAGTACACACTGACCTGGAAAGCTGATAACGGCTTCGTCATGCTTACAAGCCCGACAATCATTTTTCTGGCTGATGCTGTGTTGGTGTTCATTAAAGGGCTGTTTGAGAAAGAGGCCATGAAAGATGCTGCTGTAACTGCGGCGCTGACAGTCGAAGACGTTAATGCCATAACCTGGACAGAATAATAAAACAATAATCCCATACTGAGGGCTGAGAACATGGAAACGAAACCGCAACACCACAAGAGGTGTTTTGAAGATCATAAGGAGTATTGCGTCATGGCAGAAGACGCTGCCGATGCTGCGGTGAAGAAAGTTTTCGCCATCCTCGGTGTGGATATTGATAATCCCAAAGAGGTCGAGGCGTTCCGCGAAGATTTGCGGTTTGGCAAAACGCTGCGGATTGTGGCGAACAAGTTTTTGCTAGGTGTTGTTGGTGCTGCGGCCATCGGCTTAGTAGGTGCTATTTGGTATGGTATACAAGGAAAGCTAGGAGTTAAATAATGACTAGCGTAATTGACCAACAACATACGAAGATTACCTTGGGCCTCGCCATAACTGTTGTTGCTGCAATTGCTGGTATTGCTTACGAGGCTGGCGAACTAGACAACCGCATACAAAACCTTGAAACCAGCAAGTCGGCGATGTGGGCTAAGTTATCAAAGACCGAGCAAATGGCCCAGGACATAGCCGTGATCAAGGCGGCTGTTGAGCGGTTGGAGAAATGACATGGCAGGTTTTACGGAAGCTGAAGTGCTGGCTCTGTCAATTGCGATATGGGCAGTGGCCGCCGTGTCAATCATTAGGTTTTGTAAGAAGCGGGAGAGACTGTCCAAATGACCGAATGGAACCCTGATACCACACCCAATTTTACGTTCGAGGAAATGTCTTGTCGGTGCCCTAACTGCAACGGTGAGGTCCACATGAAGCAAGAATTTATGGAAAAGCTCCAAGCCATGAGGACGATGCTAGGGCCGATCAAAATCAATTCAGGATACCGGTGTCGCAAGCACCCGGAAGAGGCCAAGAAGGATAATCCTGGGGCGCATAACCAAGGCCTAGCTGCGGATATCCAGGCTACTGATGGTTACACTAGGTTCAAGGTTCTCCAGGCTGCGTTCCGATGCCAGATGCAGGGTATCGGTATAGCTAATTCGTTTATTCACGTAGACGATGGGCATGAGTTTGCGCCACGTCCAACACAATGGAATTACTCATGATCGGATTACTCACCGCCGCCCTTCCTATTATTGGAAACCTGCTTGACGATGTTATCGAAACCGACGAAGAGAAAGCAAAAGCGAAGGCAAAGTTATTGAAGCTTCAGCAAGATGGGGCTTTGAAGGATATGGAAGTTCGGTTATCTGCAATTCTTGCCGAGGCGCAAAGCAGCGACCCGTGGACGAGCAGAGCAAGACCAACCTTCCTTTACGTAATCTATATCCTGATCCTGGCGAGTATTCCGATGGGTGTCGTCTGGGCGTTTGCGCCTGATGTTGCATTGTCATTCACCGATGGCTTTACAAGTTGGCTCCACGCTATTCCTGACAGCCTTTACACCCTGTTCGGTGCTGGTTATCTTGGCTACGCCGGGGCGAGGACTGTTGATAAGTTGAAGAAATGACCTTCACTGAAAGGCGTTAAGGTTTGGAAGGATAAGGGTTAACCTTTATCCATCTAGTTTCCGCGCCAACATCGGCGGTGGGTCGGCTAGTATTTTGCAAATGGCTTGTAAGCTTATATCGACGCGCTTTCCATCGGGGCTAGTTAAAATTTTAGGGTCCAGTTTTGCTAAAGCGATGTGGACTAGGTTTTCTGGGGGCCATTCAGACAAGTTCAAATCCTCCTTTAATCTGCTATGAAATTCTTGGCGTAGTTCTCGCGCTGAATAGCCAATTCTTCTTCGGTTGCGGGATGCTTTCTCGCCTCTTCAACGAGGGCGTTAAGCTCTGGATTGTCCGATATTTTT